TTTTATTAATTGTCTTTGTGATGCCAGATGTATATTTCTTAATCGGGCTTGTAATTTTGCTTATATTCGATGTGAATATATTTGAATATTTACTTTTGAATTTTGATGTTAATTCATTTACTTTATTGTTTAATCCCAATCCATTTAATTGTTTCGAGAATGGTGAAATTAGTTTATTAATAGTTTTACCTATATCTGGTATTTTTAAATCACTTCCAAATTTTCCTAAATAATCATTAACTTGACTAACATTAATATCAAAAGGATTAAAACTACCTGAATATTTTCTTTTAACTGAGTCCCAATTTTGTGTAGCTGATGGATATAAAACATTATTCATATTGTATTCTGATTGAGCATATACAAATGATATAGATATTTCCGAAACAGTATCAACACTTGATTGAGAAAGAGCTATATTACCTCTATTTACTGGATAAACTTCTTTTAATTTTACACCAAACACTCTTTGCATTTGTCTATCTAACATGTAAATTTCCATCGTTCCAATATAATCTTCATAATATCCAACTCTGAAAGTATCATCTATAATTAGAGCTTTCCATTTTTGAAATAAATCTAATACTTTACCTGTAGAGTCTAATAAAAATGTTGTTGTTATAGGGTCAAAGTCTACACCTGATGCTATCATTCTCTTTCTACTATGCGTAACCAATTCTAATATTTGAATAGTTTCAAATGGAAAGTCTGTTGAAGAACATAAATAAGATAATATCTCTGCTTGAGCATTTAATTTAGCCGGTGGAGAGATAATAATCTCATAATAATTTGGTCTAAGCAAATCTGCAAATTGACCTTTAAATTTACTAATACTCATTGTTACAACCTTCTTTAAACTTATTTTATATTATTTACTTTTATAAATTTGTAAAATAAAAAAGAACCATTCTAAGATGGTTCTTTTTATATACCATGAATGTTTTATCATTCTAATTAAGTAAGTGCTTAGAGCACACCTTAAAACATCATTAAATACTATCTAATATCATTTCAAATACTAAATTACCACAATCAAATATTTTTCGATAACCATTATTATACATATTCTGTCTTTCTGTTAAATTAACATCATACACATCTAATTTTTTCTCTAATTTATGTTTTTGAAATTTCTCTCTAGAATGTAATATCATTTCATCTTGTTTAAAATAAAAATAGTTTGGAGGAGATATATGAGTTTGTGTAAATCCTAATTGTTTATATAAATTACCATTTGACCATCTTCTATTTGCATAAGATATTATTGATGTGGGGTTAAAAACTCTTTTAAAATAAACTAATAATTTAGAGGCTCCACCTACAATAGTTAAATTCTGTAATGAACAAAATCTAATTAATTCATATTGATATTTCTTGTTGTATCTAGCCTTTCCAAAAGTCATTACTGATACTAATTTATTTTCATAAAATAGACCTAACTTAATAGAAGATTTATCATCACCTTGTAAATGATTTTCAACTAAGAAAATAGATTTTTCTTTATTAGTAATTTCTCTAATCTCACATTTTCTTGCAAATATTCTTTTGTTTAGACCTAATTTAGATTTAATCATTGATTGCCAAAGTTGTTTATTCTCCAACCATTCATTTTCAAATATATGTAATAATTGTATATCTTGCTTTTCACATTCATTTGTTTTTGAAATGTGTTGATTTTTATCTTCTAAATGAGCATTATTGAACACTTCATATGAAGAATTACCGAAAGAATGAAACATAATACCATCATATTCAATAGCTAATTGTTTCGATGGAATATAAATATCAAGCTCTTTACCTTTTAGTATTTTTCTATCATTATTTATAGCATCTGAATATAATGAATATAACCAATCATATATTTTATTCTGTGTTTGATGAGTTTCAATTTTATGTCTTTCAATAATATTATATTTTTGACAAGTTATATGATAATGTGTCCAAGAGCAATTAAAATACTCACAAAAATCGTAAGCTAAGAAATACCCATTTTTAATAAAATTAGCTCTAATATATTCTTCGTTATGATTTTCAAAATTTGTTAAATGTCTTTGGATTGATAAACAACCATATCTTTCTATGTTTGTCTGTATAGTTTTCTTTAAAATTTCTTTATTTTGTAGTGGCGATTTAACACCATATCTTTCTATGTTTGTCTTAGTTAATTTATCTTGAACCTTTTTAATTTTAGAATGATGTTGACCATACTTTTTAATAATTGTCTCTTGAGTTTTATCTTTAATATATTGAGTTTTTGATGGCGATTTATTTCCATATCGTTCAATATTAGTATCTTTAATCTTTTCTTTAGTTTTATCGTGCTGTAATACACACTCAACACCATATCTTTCTATGTTTGTCTTAGCAACTTTTTCTCTTATTTCTTGTGACTGTTGAGCATATTCTACACCATATCTTTCTAGCATAGTATCCTTTACTTTATTTTTGATTTTATTTGATTTAGAAGGATGATTCACACCATAATTTGTCATTAAAGTTTTCTTACATTTTTCTTTAATTTCTTCTACTTGAAACACATTTTCAACACCATATTTTATTAAATTAGTTTCTTTAATCTTCTTTTGTGTTTTAATTTGAAGCTGTTTATCATTAGCTTTACATTTTCTTGAGCAAAAAAATCTATATTTATTATTTCTACCAAAAGATTTTTTAAAATTACAGCTACATATCATATTTTCATCAAATTGATTATTTTTTTGTAGAAAAAACATTTCATCTCTATTCGTCATAAAATCAGGATATTTTATTTGAATAATTTCAAACACTTTTCTATTTTGATCCAGTTTTCTATGTAAATTATCAATGATATTAGTTTTAAAAAAATATTTTAAATCTAGTAATATTTTTATTGTTTCTTCTTTTGTGTATTTTTTCTTCATTATGTCATTATATACTAAAAATAGAAAAAGAGCTAGAAATTAATTTCTAGCTCTTTTAATCGTTTTATTTCTAAGTCACTCTTTCCCAATAATCATAACTAAATGTTATTGGTATTTCAACTAGTGTATCTGAGCTATCCCAATTCAAATCTGTATCAGGAATTATCTTAGGCCAACATCCAACAAATTTATATGTTGCTAATGTTTCTCCACTTTGTCCAAGAATGTTTACAAAACAATCTTTTTCATATTGATTATGATTATTAGCACCCATTCCAGAGTCATTATTTTTAATCAATAAATGCCAAGCTTCAATTTCATTATATCCAGCAAAATCTTCATCTAACAACATTGTCACGTTCCAATCATTAAAAGTTTTATCTCCTGCTATCTTAATTTGTGCACCTTGATAATTAATAAGAATCTCGCCTAGATTAACTCCGGGTAACATACTACCTTTGAATAAGTATTTTGTTTTATCAGGTAAATTACCTACTTCCATAAAAAATTTATTGGGTTTTATGCCTCCCAAAAAATTTGCTTTAAAATTTTCAATCTTCATAATTTACTCCTATACTAGTGGACTAGCAATTATCAATTCTTCAAAGTTTACATTTGATTGAGTTGCAGTAAAGTTAAGTTTTATCCACTCAACACTATTGAAAGGTTTTACATAGAAATCACCAATCATCATGTTATTATCTCTTACATTAGAAGGATTATTAGTTTCATCACATACAATCAAATATTCTTCAATAGCATCAAGACCCTGTAAGTTTCTGAAATAAGGCTCAACATCAGATACGAATCTTCTTCTCATTGCTGGTGTATGTTTCTGGAAAAGATAATAGAGAGATGAATTTACAGTTGCTTTTCTTAGAAGAATAAACAAACCTCTCGTTTCTACTCTTGAGAAAGGTGTTGGAACAGCTGTTTGCATTGTTTTTTGTGACATACAAACAAATCCAGCATTTCTAATATTATAGATTGTATTGATACCTTTTGGATTTAATGTATCTCTATATGTTTCAGATGGATTAAAAGCTAATTTAATACAATTCTTAATCAGCCCTCTTGAAATTCCAGCAGGAGCTTCAAATGCTTGAGATGTAGCATATAAACCAGTTATATCACCACTGATAGGAACCCATCTATATTTATCGTTATAAACATCTTTTTGGTATTTATAATCACCATAGAACGCACCAAATGAAGATTGTTTAGCAATTGTAGTTCCTAGATATGTTTGTAAATTGGTTGATTTAGTTGCATTAGTAGAAACACCAACTAAATCTGTTTCTTTAGCACCAAACACACCACGCATAACTTTATTAACTTCTAGTATATTATCAACGATATGTTTAACAACATCTTCTCCACCTGTCATATCCATGTTAGCACCATCAAATATTACATCAACATCAACTTCATTTGGGTTAGCAAATAAGTTATACGATAATATCACATCTGAACTTGTTGGAGTTGTAGCATTTCCACCAATTAGATTAGTAGCTTCTTGAGATAAAACTACAGTTTCGCCTGTATTATGATAAGCAAATATAAGAGAAGAATAATTTTCTAGATATGTTTCAATATAGTTATTTTCGCCTCTATAATTTTTTGTTCCTTCTGTTAATGAAACAATATGTTTTTCAAGAATTTCACCATTTAATAAAACTGCTAAAGCAATTTCAGTTCCAGTAGGAGCAAATTCAAAATTATCAGCAAATTTTGTTGTTCCTGTTATAATAGCACTTTCAAAATCTGCTACAGTTGAAATCGCTACAGAAATATTATCACCATAAGAACCACAATATCTTGCAACAAATTTTAAAATTTGAGATGTTTCATTAGCAACAGTAATTTCATTACTATTCTTTCTCAAAATATTAATTTCATATGTTTCAACAGCAGTAACAATTGTTGAAATTGTAGCAACTGATGTTGATGTTCCACCAGTTATTACTTCAGCTTCTTCAAATGTTCCAGTTAATTCTTTTATAACTACTGCATCTGTTCCATCTACTAGCATAACTGTTCCAGTAGCAGAAGATGTAGTTCCTGTTACTACTTCACCAGCTTCAAAAGCTGTTCCAACTGTTATTGCTCCATGATTTAATACATCTAAAGCTTCTGTAAATAATGTTAAACCTGAATTAAAAGAACCGGCTTCAGCAATACTTCTAACAACATATAATTTATTCATATATGCAAGACAATTTTTTGCTGAAAACCAATCTTTAAAATTTTCATCTGTAGGTGCTAAAAATTGATTAAGTAAATCAGATTCATTCTCCAATAATACCCTTTCATCTACTGCACCCCAAGGAAATTTACCTACCATTCCAGCAAATCTATTTGCAACTTGCTCTGTGGCATTTAAAAATGAACTTTCGCTATACTCGATTGAAGGTGATAAACCTAAACTCATAATAATTTACTCCTTAATTTCTATTCATACTTATTTACTTAATTTAAAAATCTTGCCATACTAAACCATCTTCTAATGATGGTATTTCATTTGCTACTTCATCTAAATCAACTGTTTCTATACCATCAGACATAAATCCCATCGAAGGTATTAATTCATCTTCAATATCAGAACTCAATTTTGACAGTGTATCAACATTATTTACCTCGAACCAATTTTCAAGAAATTCCTTTTTAGAGACAAAATAAGCAAAATGCACTAGTGGCATAACTAAATCATCTGTTGCTCCAGAATCAGCTTTATATGTATCGCCTTTTTTAACAAATTGTGAAATTTCTTGTATTGTATCCGCATCACATATTTCCATGCCCTGACTTTCTAGAAAACTTTTCAAATATGAACAGCCGATTTTCTTAATTTGTCTATTCATTTTTATTCCAAAATCTTTATTATCAATAGAGAAAAATACATTTTCATATTCTAGATCATAAACAAGTCTATTTGTTATTTCTCTACCAAAAGTATTTGATTCTACTAACACTAAAGCGCTATTATAATATTCACCAATTATCTTAATAGCAGTTGGAAAATCATTCGTTTTTATCTTATTATTTTTATATCTAGCGACCTGAATATATTTTTTCTTTACTATATCCATT